ATTCTTTTAGCATCCTCTTTTGTCATGATGCCTGTATCTAATCCTTCAACTGAACTAATAGCATAATAAGCACAAGAGATATAATCTGCTCTCGTTGTATACTCAACATCTATTTCAGGAACTTGCTCCTGCTCTATTTGTTCCGGTGTAGGTTCTTGATCCATTAGTTATAATTTTTAAGCAAATCCAAATCAGGTCTTTCTTCATCAACCTTTCTACCCATTTGTTTTGCGTTTATTCTTATTGAATTTACTCTCCTATATTGTTTGCATAAACTTTCAAGTATTGATATTCTCTCACTCAAAGGATATACTGCTAATAATGATTCTATTATCTTTCTCATTTGTCTGTTTTAGTGTGGTGTTTATTACAAGTTTTGCATCTGAACATAATCTTCTTAATACCTGAAGCAGAAGTCCTTAAACATGCCCTAACTAAATCATCAGAACCACATTCAGGACAACTTCCCCTATCTTCCCCAAAGATAACTCCATAATGAGTTTTTGCAAAAATATGTGTTGATAACTCCTTATAAACCTTTTCTAATAATCTAACATCCTGCTGACAGTATTTAACCATTTTAGCCATTGCCTCTTTATCTTTATTCAGAACGATAGCTTTCCATAGTCCAAACTCTGTCTTAATCTTTTCTCCCATTCCTAAATACTTCGCTATGTAGTCAAGTTTATTAGAATTGAATTTAAACTTACTTCTGCTTAATTTAAGCGTATCTATTGTAGTGTAAACAGGAAACATATCTATCCGATGAAATAAACACCTGGTTCTAATCCATGCAAGGTCAAACTTATCTCCGTTATGCCCTACCATTTCATCAGCACTATTAGCAATCTCAATGAACTTTAAAAGCATCTTTTTGTCGCATTGCTTTGAATCCCATGTCAGATAACCTACTTCTTTAGAATCTTCCCATTTATAACAAATGCAGATGATTGCTCTTTCTTTAATGATATTGGAATAATCAATATTCTTTTTGTAACCTGCTTCCCAAAATAGTCCAATGTTAGGACTTGTTTCAATGTCAAAAAATAATCGTTTTCGGTTTGTTCTGACTTGTTTTAAGGTCATATTTTAAAGTATAGATTTGCTTCTGCTTCCCTTCGTTTTACAAGTCCAGGCAACTGCTTTCCTCTTGAATTTACCCATTTCATAAACTCATCTCTGATTGTTGCATCATTAGGATTTGCAATGACTTTCTTTTTAAGTGTACTATTGTTGAAATTTGTTATCCCTACATTGTAGGCAAATGAAACCAAAGCATCAAACTGATTCTGATTGACTTTTAAATCAATCTTTTCAGCGTATTTATTAACCCAAAACATGAGCAACTTTTCTGCTCGTTGAATATCTATAACTTGATTTTCTTTAACTCTTGTTCCGTTCTCCCATTGAGTATTACCATATCCAATAGTCCAAAGTCCTGCAGGACATTTATAAGATTCTAATTTTAAACCTTCAAACTTCTTGATTAAATCAATGCAGTTTTTTCCTATTTGCATATAATAAAGCTAACAATAATATTAAGAATAAAAAAATTGATATTTTTAAGAATACTTTATACCTGACCTCCATTTTAGATTTATCAAGTAAAGCAGCATCTCTTTCGTAAGTCAAAGTAAATACATTTGCTGAATCTATCTTGATAATAGTATCGTGAACTGCAGGGACTTCCTTTAATACTTCCCTGTATTTATAAAGGACTTTAGTGCAGTTTTTCTCAATCAGAATAGTATCTAATCTAAACAAAGTGTCCATTAAGTAAGTAGTATCAATATCTTTAATCCTTCTGATTACTGTCTTGTATCTTATTGAATCAGATTTGACTTTTACTGTCTTGCAAGGAAACCACTCTGCTGCTTTCTTTGAAACAACTGCAGGATATTTATCCTTTGCTTTTTCAATCTGATTAGTTGCTTTCTTTTGTGTATAACAAGAAGAAAGGATAATCAACGATAATATTAATGCTCTCATTTACCTTGTCCTTTATATTGTTTAGGTCTTGGATTGTGCTTATTGTAGGACTTTTTAGCATATCCTTTTTTACGCTTACCAAATGATATTTTGTGCTGACTGCTTACTGACTTCGCCATAAATTAAGGTTTACCTGTAACATCATGGTCTTTAGCTAAATAGCCAAACGCTGCTAATAATGAAGCAAATACTAATTGACCGATAGTTTTAGAATCAAAATGGTATCCAGTACCTTCAATGATTGGTTGCATAGCAATAAGAACTGCTAATCCTACTCCGATAATTGTTGTCTTGTAACTTTTCATTTTTATTTAATTTTCAAGTTTAGAAATTCGTTCTTCGTGATCTAATGCAATACCTTTTAAAACTTCAATGTCTTTTTTATTGGCTACATCAGAAATCATTATTTGTCTTATTTCATCTATTAATTTTTCTATTTTCTCATAGATAATCTTACCGATATAGGCGATTAAACCTATAAGAATCATTAATAGATAGTTAGAAAGTGTATTAAACATTGCTACGGAATTAAAGTTAAACCAAGTTTGTTAGCTGCCCATTCAAGACAATATTTGTTATCTGCTCCCCAATTTTCAAATTCTTCTTTAGTCATTTCAATGTTTCCTTCTGCAATAACTTTCTTTGCTCTTAATGTAGCTAAATCTCCGCTATCTGTCAAACGATAGTGAAAATCAGCATTCTTTGCATCCATTGAAAAACCTAAAACTTTTAATTCTAATTCTGTTGCAGTACCTTTTATAGGGAATACTACTGGTTGTATTTTTGCCATTGTTTATTATTTTAATTATTGAAATGCTCCTTGTAATAAAAACCATTCATTGCCATTACAAACTATTTTAATAGTAGAATTGCCATCTGCTCCTACTGCTACATCTCTTGGTGTGCTTCCGTCTATATAAAATCCTTGTCCATCAATAGTTAATGTATAACTTGAAACATCTCCCTTTTGTTTTATTATTAATTCTCTACCTTCTTGATTACCATCATCTGCTTCAGGAAGTGTAATTGTAATATTATCATTATCTGTTGATGCAATAATTATATGGTCTGTTTGTGCTACTGAATAATTTGTAGTTACTGCATCACTTATTTGAGTAAGCAATCTTTTTAACCCTGCAGTATATAAAGAACCTTCTGAAGCATAAACATTATTATGAAAAGCAACATCACCATAAGTTTCAACTTTATAATCTCCTGTACTTGAACCATTACCAATTACCAATTTAGGATTAGGAGTATGAGAAAATCCATAAGGATTTAAAGTTACTGTTCCATCTGCATAAACTTTAAATAAATCTATCGTTGATGATACATAAGTTCCTGTTGAATCTCTTTCTTGATAATTTATTTGAGCGTAATTATTTGCCCAATTTGAAGAATCATTTACATTCCTTAATTCAAAAGATGGATATTTATTATCTGAATTTCTATTTTTTGTATTCCCTAAATGTATTCCTGAACCTGTTCCTGAAGCGTATGTATCACTATTGTAAACACCTAATTTTACTTCTCCATTTTTTTGAAAACTTGCTGCTTCATACTTTAATGGCATAACACCTTTAGAACCTTGAACTACATCTAATTTAGCTTCAACATTTTTAGTGCCGATTCCTAAAGATTTACCTTGAACTGCATAAATAGAATCTGTTGCTTTCCATAATTTATTAGTAGAATCATAATAAAAAATTGAATAGTTTTTAGTTCCATTTAACTGAACATTATGTAGTTCATCAAGCTCAAATCCGTTAGCAGGTTTTACATAAAGTAAACCATTGCCATTATTTGCTCTTTCTATAACTCCAAGCGTTACAAGGTGATAAGGAGCAGAAGGTTTAGTAGTAGTAAATTGACCTGCAATAGAATCAAGATAAATAGTTTGTCCTGCAGTATAAGCACCTAAATTTAATTTACCAATCTGACCTTGTGTTACTACATAACCTATACTCCCTGCTAAAATATTTTCTCTGACAAATCCAAATGTTTTCGCTGAAGCGGAATCCCCTTTGTTATTTGCTCTTTTTACCGATGCTCTATCTCCATTAGAACCATATAAATAAACAACTTCGCCTCTATTAAGTGTAGTAGCTTCTGCATTATAAACCTCTGCAATAACAACTTTTGAAGTATCTGAACCTGTTCCTGAACTATCTTTAATAGCATATCTTGTTGCACCTATATAAAATATTATTGAATCTTTACCTTCTACTCTTTCTAATCTATTTACAAATTTATTTATAGTATCTGACTTTGTTAAAAATCTATTTTTTAAAGTAGTTGAATCCACTCTTATTTGTCCAGAAGTTGTTATTGGATTTACACTACTCGTTAATCCATAACCTGATGTAATACTTGTAACTGTACCTGAACCACTACCACCACCACCTGCAAATATTTTATAAGTGTCATAATATGGAGCATTATAATAATTCCCAACTCTATAAGCAATAGAATCTCCATCTCTATAAATTGTATCAACTTTATTATAGAAATAATCATATCCACTTAAAGTAAGATATCCATCCTGAATAGGACTTGCTTGAAACATTTGAATGTAAACTGAATCAGTATATCCATCAACATCTACAAACCTTGTTCTATACAATGGTAATTGAGGTCTTACATTAGTTAAATTATTTCTGAATTTAATCCAGTCAAGGTCATCAAGATAACCATCAACTAAATTTGTCGCTTTAGGAATACTTATTGTTCTATTTGCTGCTAAACTTCCACCACCTGTTATTGTTAATGGTGTAGTAGCAGATATTGTTGTTGATTTTCTTACATAATTATTAACTATTGATGCAGTATCTCCAAAATCAACATAGTTTTTAAGCATTGCACCTGTATCACTTCGCCTCATGTATTTACTCAACATTGAAGATGTATCTGCTAAATTTAATTTTAGTTTAATTTGGTTTGAAAGTATTATTGTATCAGATGTTTTAAAATATGGATTTTTATACTGATAATAAGTTACAAATGATGTTCCTGCCTGTGTAACTACTTTTTTTATTATGTAAACACTATCGTTACTTAATCTTAAAGAATCTGCCTTTTCGTTTATTCTTGCAGATAAATTTGTAGTATCTAAATAAGTACCTGTTGAAATCGGAGTCCATCCACTTGACCTTGTCCATTGAAATAGAACATTATTACAAGTATCAATGGCAATCATACCATTTTTAATATAGTCAGTAATAGAAGGAACTCCACAATAAGAAGGAATGTGCAAAGTAGAATCAACTGCAATTCTGTTAAATTTATATCCATACTGTGGCATAACCTGATAGATTTGTCCTTTTGATGACAAGACAAAAAATGACAAGACAATAATTGTCAAAAACTTAAATCGGCATATTACACGCATCATAATCGGAAACTATATTTATGTTTAAAGTTAAAGTTACTCCTGAAAGATATTCCTCAAATTGTTCTGAAACTGCATCCCAAATGATATTTGAATCAATAGTCCATTTAGCACTACCTTGCCTTAATGTACTAACAATATCAGCTGCTATGCTATGTTGGTCAGATGTAACCTCTGTTTCAAATTCACCTTCTACACCTGATTTATCTAAAAACCAAAAATTAATTGTGTAAACTTGCTCCCTACCAGGATTAAAAAGTCCATTATTTATAGCAAATAAAGCAGCAGGAAACACCGGTTGCTCATCCCAATTTATCCAATTTGTCGGACTTGCAAACTTTACTGTATTTATCATTAAATGACTTTCCAGTATTCCTGTTATTGCCGTTACTAATTGTTTGTAAGTCATTAAATTTCTGTTTTACTTTTTCAAGGTATTCTTTTTTGTACCCTTTACTCATAAATTAATTATATAAGAATGTAAATAATTCAGTAGGATATGCAGCATCTCCTGTAGGCAAAGTAACTACTTTATCATTAATCTGAATTTTACCTGTATCAGCAGTAGGAGTATTAACAACTATTTTGTTAAGTCCACTTCTGAAAGCAGAAATTACTACACCATTAGAAAGATTATTAACCACAAAACTTGTTTCTCCACCAACTGCAGTATAATAAACAACTTTTAAAGATGTACCTGTACCACCTGAACCTGAACTTATTGCCTGATTTAACCATGTTCTTCTATTCTCATCAGCACCACCTAAATAAATCGGACTTGTGTAAACTTTCTTTTCAGGAAATATTACATCTAATCCCATTCCATAGTTCAAGTATTCATAGTACAAAGTATAATTCTCTTGCAGATATTTTACCATCCTATTAGAATAAAACTCTGCCATTGATTTATATTTCTGCTCAATCAACTCTAAATCTGCCCTGCTTGGAGCATTAGAATCATCTGTTGTCTTTTGCAAAAATCCCTTACTGAATAACTGATAACCCATTGACATAGGAAGCATTGACATCGTATACCATATCAAAGTATCAGTAATATAATCATCTATTAGTACAATTTCATAAGCATTCAAATCATTATTAATGATTCCTGTTTGCAATCTTTTATAAAGTGTACTTCCTAAAACTGGCTGAATAAACATATCTCCTGCTACCTTAACCATTGGAAATATCTGCTTACCATCAATAGTATTTGATGCACCTGTTCTTTCTTTGAAAGTTTCTTCACTAATAAATAGAATATTTTTACTCATTATCCTTTTCTTTTAACTATGTTAACTTGCCATCTATGTCTGCAGTATGGTCTATGTTCTCCATCAGGTTGTGTAAACCATCCACCCCTTCTATCCCATACAGAATAACCCACTCTTTCACTTATTTTCTCAATATCTTGTCTGCTATAAAACCTATCCAACTGCATCAACTTTGCGCAAAAAGGTCTATTTCTACTATCCTGTGGACCTTCGTAAGAATATCTTACAAGTATGTCAGTAACCTTACTATCCTTTCCAGGTAATTCAGATACAGTTTTATTATGAATTCTTTCAATCTGTACATCAGTTCCGACTATTGTTTTTTTTTCAGAAATTATCTTCTTATCCAATAGCTTGGAAATAACATCTTCTACATCGCTTTTAGTACGCTTTAATGTCTTTGCAATCACTTCAGGAGTAGATAATCCATCCTTTGTAATTAAACTCAATACATCTGCCTCTAATTGCGTTAAGGGACTATCTGCAAACTCATGATAATCTTTGAAAGATTTAGTTTCTAATATTTCATAGTTTGACCTACCTTCTCCAACCAAACTAAACTCTTGTAAAAGTAACTCATCATGGTCCATACTGAATTTAGAAATCTCATCATCAGTCAAAGGACTGTCATCTATTCCTAAAAAAGTATCTACATCGGAATCAGTAAACCCAAATCCGTTTTTAAGCATTAAAGATGCTTGTTGTTTAGTTAGTTTTCCGTTCCCAAACTGTCTAACTATT